AAAGAACAGAGAAGATGCAGAGTCTGAAAATAACAGAGAGGCAACCTGGGACTGGTATACCTCTACTGCTTATACAAGGCTTTCCCCTGGTGGAGGTATATTGGTCATTTTAACTAGATGGCATGATGATGATCTAGCAGGTAGGCTGTTGCAAGCAACCGAAAGTGGTGCAGACGAATGGGAAGTAGTTAAATACCCAGCTATAGCAGAAGAAGATGAAGAATTTAGAAAAACAGGCGAACCTCTGCATCCTGACCGCTATAACGTAGAATCTTTAGAGATGATACAACGAGCCATTGGCCCTAGAGACTGGACTGCGTTGTACCAACAGAACCCTGTATCAGATGACGGTGATTATTTTACCCGAGAGATGATTCAATATTACGAACCGGACGAAGTCGATTACGATAAAATGCGTTACTATTGCGCGTGGGACTTGGCTATCGGACAACGTGACAGAAACGATTATTCTGTAGGTATTATGGTCGGTATTGATGAGTATGATAATATGTACGTAGTTGATATGATCCGTGGTAAATACGACGGGTTTGAATTAGTAGAAAAAATATTAGATTTCTATGAGATGTGGAGACCTGGTATAGTAGGAATAGAACGTGGTCATATAGAAATGGCTATTGGTCCGTTCTTAGAAAAACGTGTAGCAGAGCGTAAATTACACTCTGCATATTTTAAAGATTTAAAAGTAGGACGACGTGACAAAGAAGCTAGAGCTAGAGCTATCCAGGGTAGAATGCAACAAGGTAGGGTTTTCGTACCACAAGATGCAGTTTGGACTGGGCCTTTTGTGGCTGAACTTTTGCGTTTTCCTAATGGCGTGCATGATGACCAAGTTGATGCTTTGGCCTGGGTTGGTCTAATGATGACTGAATACGCAAGTTTTTATGAAGCACCAGAACATATACCTTCGTGGCGAGATAGGTTAGAATTGATGGCAAAAGGACCGAAAAAGAAATCGGCAATGAGCGCATAATATGGCATATACAAAAAAATCTAAGAAAAACTTATCAAAAGCTGAACAACTCACGCTTGCAAAAACACAATGGAACTCTTACACACGTGCACGAGACCATGGACATGAAGAATATGTACACCTCGCAAAAAAATGCGATATGTATTACAGAGGGGACCAATGGGATGAGTTTGATATGCAACAGCTCGATGACCAAGGTCGACCGGCTCTAACAATCAATACTATTCTACCAACTGTAAATGCCGTCTTAGCAGAACAAAGCTCAAAGAAAGCAGACATCCAATTTAAACCCAGAGGCGGAGGTAAACAAGATATTGCGGATGTTCTTACTAAAGTTTATGCACAAATTGCAGACAACAACAAATTAGAATGGACAGAAGCTCAGGTTTTTTCTGATGGCCTTATACAGGATAGAGGATGGTTTGATGTACGTATAGATTTTGATGACCACGTAAACGGCGAAGTACGAATCGAATCAAAAGATCCTTTAGATATTCTTATAGACCCTGACGCAAAACATTATGACCCAAGAACCTGGAACGAGATTTTTGAAACAAAGTGGATGAGTATAGATGAGATAGAAGAACAGTACGGACAAAAAGAAGCCGATCAGTTGCGTATGTTAGCAGAAACAGGTACAACTTTAGGCGCTGACTCTATGGAGTTTGAAGAAGAAAGATACGGAGACACTGACGAATATAATTACGGACAACAATATCCAGGAGATCCAGAGAACGCACGACTGCTCAGGTCTATTAGGGTTATAGAGCGTCAGTATTACAAACTAAAAGATTGTATTTTTTACGTTGATCCTGTAACTGGCGATAAAAGAGAAGTTCCTTACAACTGGAGCAAAAAGAAAAGAGAACAATTTGCAGATCAATTTGCACTTGATATTATAGAGAAAAAAATGCGCAAGGTCCGTTGGACCGTGACCGCGGACACCGTAGTGTTATTCGATGATTGGTCTCCATACGCGCACTTTACGCTCGTACCTTTTTTCCCATACTTTCGTAGAGGTAAACCGTTCGGAATGGTACGAAACTTATTATCTCCACAAGAACAACTTAATAAAATAACGTCGCAAGAGTTACACATTGTAAACACTACCGCTAACAGCGGTTGGATTGTAGAAAATGGTTCTCTTGCTGGTATGACAGCGGATGACTTAGAAGAACATGGTGCAGAGACTGGTCTAGTACTAGAATTTAACCGTGGCTCTACGCCTCCTGCTAAGATACCACCCAATCAAATACCTACTGGGTTAGATAGACTAGGGCAAAAAGCAGCACAAAATATTAAACAAATAAGTGGTATTACAGAAGCAATGTTGGGTATGGACAGTCCAGAAGTTTCTGGTGTAGCTATAAATGCTAAACAAAATAGAGGGTCTTTATTACTACAAGTACCTTTAGATAATTTAGCTAAAACAAGACAATACTTAGCTGAGAAAGTACTTATGCTTATTCAGGCATATTATACAGAAGAAAGAATTATACAAATTACAGATGAGTCAGACCCTTATAAACCTAGAGAGCAAGTTAAGTTAAATCAACAAACTCCAGAGGGAGAAGTTATAAATGACTTAACACTTGGTGAGTATGATGTAATTGTTGGTACTGCTCCTGCTAGAGATAACTTTGATGAAATGCAGTTTGCAGAAGCTATTGAACTTAGAAATGTTGGAGTGCCCATACCAAACGACATGATAGTAGAGTACTCGCATTTATCACGTAAAGCAGACATAGCTAATAGAATTAGACAATTAGAAGGAACAGCACCACCAACAGAAGAACAAGTACAGTTACAACAATTCCAAATGGAATCACAAATCAGAAGTACGCAGCTTGAGATAGCTAAACTAGAAGCTGAAGTAACAAACTTACAAACTGCTGCTGAGCTGAATATGGCTAAGGCACAAAACGAGCAAATGGATCCACAGTTGAAGGTTGCTGAATTACAAAGTAAAATTCAATCTAAACGTGAGGAACTAGGTCTACGTGAGAAGTTGTCAGAACTGACTAACCAAATGCGTAAAGACCAAAGCGATACTGCAGCTGCTGCTAAAATGGCTGCTGCAGCCATGAAACCTACAGGAGGTAAATAAAAATGGCAGAAGAAAATAAAAACGACGATAAGGTGATGTTTGATGCAATGCCTGGTGCAGATGCAAAAACAGAAGAAGATGCAAAAGGGTTTGAAGTTGACATGAACTTTGATAGCCCTGATGAAGAAGTAGAATTTCCCAAGGAGGATGAAATTGAAGAAGTCGAAGAACTTAAAGCTGAAGAAGAACCAGTTGAAGAGCCTGAAGCGGAAACAGAAGAGGAAGTCGTTGAAGTTGCAGACGAAAGCCAAGAAGATTCAGGAGAAGAAACAGTATTGGCAGAAGATGACGGAGATACACAACAACCTGTTGAACCAGTACAGGAAGCAGTTGCAGAAACAAAAGAACCTATGATTCCTAAGTCTAGGTTTGATGAAGTTTTAGCAAAACAAAAAGCCCTAGCAAAACAATTACAAGAAGCTACTAACCCTATAGAAACAGTTACTGAAGCCCCGGCGTATGACTTTGAGGCTAAAGAAGTTGAATACCAAGATCATATTTTAAATGGTAATTCTAAGGAAGCAGCAGCTTTAAGAGCTGAGATACGACAAGCTGAAAAACAAACTATGATGTTTGAAGTACAACAACAAATGGGCCAGACTGTTCAACAAAGTACAGAAGCTATGGCTTTACAAAATAAAGCTCTAGAAATACAAAATGCTTATCCCCACCTAGACGAAAACAACGCTGCTTATGATAAAGCTGCAACAGAGGAAGTTATGGACCTAAGAGATGCCTTCATGGTACAAGGTTTTAGTGGAGCAGATGCTTTAGAAAAAGCAGTAAAATATGTTGTACAACCTGTAGCTCAAGCTCCTGTTGTAGATAACACTCAACAAAAACAAGTAGCACAGAAAAAGAAAGTAGCAAATACAAACAAAAAATTAGCAGCAGCTGAGTCTCAACCACCAACAATGAAGTCTGGTACACAGAAAGTTGAGAAAAAAGTTGATGTAAATTTATTATCAGCAGATGAATTTGAAGCTTTACCCGAGGAAACTTTACGCAGAATGCGTGGTGATTTCGGATAAACTGTGATATAAATGAAATAAGTTCGCACGTAAGAGCGATATCTTACCAGGGTCGTTCCTGTTAAAAATCGTTATTCGCCTGTTAGTGCGTAAAACTGACCGGATTCGTAATCCGTAAACAACGAGAGCGTTTCCCCTACGATAGTGGGTATACGGATAAAAGTCGCTCCAAAAGTCGACTGGTTAATAATTAATTTTATGGAGACATAATCATGGCAAATACAAATTTTGCTGCGTTGACCAGTGAGCAGTTAACCATCTGGTCTAGAGATTTCTGGCGAGTAGCTAGAAATATGTCCTTCATTAACCAATTCGCGGGTAGCGGATCTAACGCAATGGTTCAGACTATATCTGAACTTACTCAATCAGAAAAAGGAGCTAGAGCTGTATTAACACTTTTAGCCGATATGACTGGTGATGGTATTGTTGGAGACAACACTCTCGAAGGAAATGAAGAGGCACTAAGAGCTTTCGACATAGTCGTAGGGCTCGATCAACTAAGATTTGCGAACAGACTGTCTGGTAGACTGGCTGATCAAAAATCAGTTGTGAACTTTAGGGAACATTCAAGAGACGCTCTTGCTTATGCAATGGCTGACAGAATGGACCAATTAGCGTTCCTTACTTTAAGTGGTATTGGATATAACTTGAAAAATAACGGTGCTTTAAGACCGCAAATGAATTCAGGTCAAAATCTAAATGACTTAGCGTTTGGTTCAGACGTAACCGCCCCAACTTCTAACAGACATAGAAGATTTGATGCTTCAAATGGTATCGTAGCTGGTGATGTTACTGCAGTTGCTGCAGCTGACAAACTAAGCTATAGCGCCATTGTTGATCTAAAAGCTTATGCTAAAGATCAGTACATCAGAGGACTAAGAGGCGCAGGTAATGATGAAACATATCATTTATTTGTGACACCTCAAGTAATGGCTGACCTAAAACTTGATTCAGACTTCCTTGCTAACGTAAGACAAGCTGGAGTAAGAGGACCAGGTTCAAGCTTATTCTCAGGTTCTTCAAGTCTAATGGTAGACGGAATTATGGTTCACGAGTTCAGACATGTGTTCAACACTACTGGCGCAACATCAGGTACTTCAAGTAATGCTGGTTCTGCTGGTTATAAGTGGGGTGCAAATGCTGACGTAAATGGATCTTCATGTTTATTCTGTGGTGCTCAAGCATTAGCTATGGCTGATATTGGTGCTCCAGAGATAGTAGAAGATACATTCGACTACGGAAACCAGAACGGTATTTCAATTGGTAAAATATTTGGTCTTAAGAAGCCTAAGTATCATTCAGATGTCACAGGACAA